CTCGTGCAAGAATGAATCAGCGCTTGCAAGCGCTAGGCGAGCAGTGGCGTAACTGTAAAGAGGCAGGACTCAGCACAGATAATCTACCCAACCTTGACGATGAGCCGACCCGCGAGGCCCTAGCTGAACAGTACCTCACTCAAGGGCTGGCTGAAGCCGCCATCCTCGAATGGGAAGGTATTTTGGATGCGGAGGGCGAAACAACTGCCAAGGTTGAAGCACAGGGAATCCGCGATCTATTTGATGCCTACTGGATGATCGCTGAGCGCTTTCGCCAACAGTACACCGGCATGCGCGAGTTATTGGATGCGGAAAAAAACGCATCCGGGCCCGAATCCAATGGCACTTCGGCGACGGGCCTGACTACTGCGGACGATGCAGCGAACAAAATCTCCCCTGTGCCCGAGGCGAAACCAACGAACAAGGCGAGCGCTGCCCCTACATCAAAAACCAGCTAGCCACCGATGTCGGCTGGCAAGCCTGGGATCTGGCCAACAAACTGGTCACCCAATCAGCCGATCAATTTCCAATTTCAGTGGGCCTGTCACTGGGTGACGCGTTGGGTTACGAGCCTCAAGCGATGGCCGAACTCTTACCTGAAGTAGCCCTAGGTGTCGCGCTGGCCAAGCGTGATGATAGACCCCATTAACCGCGAGGCGTTATGGCACAAGAGAAAAAGCTCTCCATTCGCCTGCAGGCAACCGGGGGCGACAAGCTCAAACGCGAGTTTGGGCAACTGGGTAAAGAGGGCTCCCAAGCCTTCGATCGCATTACCCGATCAACTCAACCTGCATCAGTGGGCCTTAAAGCCGTTGATGCCTCTGCTCGCGCGCTTAATGGCGTACTCAAACAGGCAGCGGGATTAGTTGGGGCGTATGCCGGTATTCAAGGTGCGAGTCGTGCGCTGGGTTTTATCGTATCGAGCAACCGAGAGTTCGAACGACTGCACGCCAGTCTGAAGACGGTCACGGGCTCTGCCCAAGCGGCCGATCAGGCGTTTGCCATGATCGAAGACTTTGCGTCGGAGACACCGTTCAATGTTGAGCGCATCACCGAGGCATTTATCCGACTCCAGTCACTCGGGCTGGAACCTTCAGCTGCGGCTCTGCGTTCGTATGGCAATACAGCCTCGGCGATGGGCAAAAGCTTGATGCAGTTTGTAGAAGCGATTGCCGATGCTGCGACGGGTGAGTTTGAACGCCTCAAAGAGTTCGGCATCAAAGCGCGTACGCAGGGAGAACAGGTCACCTTTACCTTCCAAGGTGTCAGAACCACTGTTGCCAAGGAGAGTCAGGCGATTGAGTCCTATCTGCGACGCATCGGTCAGGTTCAATTTGCCGGTGCGATGTCCGAGCAGATGGCCACCCTCAACGGCATTATCAGCAATATTCAGGACAACTTTTCACGCCTCGCCCGAGAAGTGGGTGCCGGCGGTCTGAACGATGCGCTAAAGGATATCGCTGTCGATCTGCGCGAGACCACCGTTCAGGGTAATGAAGCCGCGCGTGCTCTAGGTGAATCGCTAGGCGATGTCATTCGTACCAGCGCCGATGCTCTGGGCTTTATGGCGCGTCATGCTGATGTTGCCGTTAAAGGCTTGGGGGCACTGCTCATTGCTCGCACCGTTGCCGGCGCGCTCACCCTGATGAACGCCACAATCATCGGTAATGCCGGTGCCATTATCGGCCTTCGAATGATGGCACAGGTCTCACTGATTGCCGCCACTCGCCTTGCAGTTGTTGAAGGCGCAGCACGTTTAGCATCTGCGGCGATGGTGGGACTGCGCAGCGCAATGGCGCTGGTCGGGGGCCCCGCCGGTATCGCGGTTCTGGCCGGCTTTGCCCTGTGGGAGTTGGCACGCAGTCAAGATGCTGCACGCCAAGCCGCTTCAGATCATGCAGCGGAGTTGGATGAAATACGCGCACAGGCCAAACGCGCTGCCGAAAGTATTGAAGATCTCACCGCTGCAACGCGCGATGAAGCCTTAGCGCGTTGGACTGAAAAACTGATCACCGCCGAGCACAACGTGGCGGATGTGATGGAGCAGCTCAAAACCGAATGGTGGACCGGCTCCATCTGGGATCGATTGGGTCGAGTAGGTTCCGACCTACAAGAGAAGCTTGAGTGGACACGCCGCTGGTTTCAGATGGGTGTCACCTCGGTGGATGAGTACCGAGCGTCCATCTGGAAGTTGGCACAAGATCATCCTGAATTTACTGCGACTGCGCGAGCGATATCCGATCAAATTGACGCTCTGAAAGCAGCCGAGTTAGCTGCTTCACGTGCGCGAGAGCAGATTGACCATATTAGAAACGGCACAAGCACCACCTCTAACGAAACAGGGAAACCGGAAGATCCATTAGCACCAGTTTCGCCACCCTCAGCGCCTATCGATACTAAGCGCTCTGAACGTATTCAGACCGCTATTGCTGATCTGCAAGCCGAAGAGACCGCATTGCGACGGCTGATCGCTGCACGCATAGAGAGTGAAACGGCTGTCAGTCAGGCCATGTTGCAAACCGAACAGGAGCAAGCGCTTCGACGTTTGGGTCTGGATCAAACGCAAAACCTAAACTCTGCCGAAGCTGCATTAGCTCAACAAATTCGAGAGCTCATCGCTTCAAAAGCGATACTCGAACAGCAGGATCAATCTGCCATTGATCGGGACAAAAACCATCGAGCAGCGATAGAGGAAATCACGCGTGCTTACCTGGGCCTTGGTGCTGAAACTGACCAAGCACGAGCTAAAGCCAACCAATGGCGCGATGAAGCGCTAGAAGGACTGGATGCAACGCGTGAAGGCTATGCCAGTTTTGCAGCTCAAGTAGAGGCTATCTACCAAAACATGCTGGCAGAGGCGCGCGCCAAAGATCTGGAAAGCTCACGTCTTTGGGAGGATGGCTTAACGCGCGGGTTCAAGGCTGTACTGGATGAAGCTGAAGATATGGCTTCCCAAACCGAACGTCTGGTGCGCAACGCCTTCAAAGGGATGGAAGATGCACTGGTATCGTTTGTTACCACCGGCAAGCTGGATTTTAAATCACTCGCTGACTCAATCATTGCCGACTTGGTGCGCATTCAGATTCGTCAAAGCATCACCCAGCCTCTTTCTAATGCGCTGAGTACCATCGATTTTGGGGCGCTGTTTGGTGCGGCTCACAGCGGTGGAGTCATTGGTATCGATTCATTACAAACCCGACAGGCGAGTCCTGCTGTATTCAAAGGGGCGCCCAAGTTTCACAGTGGTGGCGTAGTCGGGCAAGAAGTCCCAATCATCGCTAAACGCGGTGAGACCGTATTTACACCGGGGCAGATGCGCGCGCTAGGCGAGCGACAAGGTAATAATCCAGTCAATGTTGAAGTGAACGTCATCAACAACGCTTCGGGCGTGGAAGCCACCACCCAGACAACCCCGCTGGCGAACGGCGGTATGCGACTAGATGTAATGATCGAACGCATCGAAGGGCAAATGGCTCGTAATGTCAGCCGAGGTGAAGGTTTGGCTGCAACACTGGAACGTCGATATGGTCTTAACCCAGCTGCAGGTAGTTACCGATGAGCGTGCTCTGGCCCAATAACCTGCCACTGCCCACCCTACAGGGATACAGCGTCCAACCTGGTGATGCCATTTTACGTACCGAGATGGAAGCAGGTCCTGCACGCCAACGTCGGCGTTTTACCCAAGTACCCACGCGCGTCAATGTGCGTTGGGTGATGCGGGGTGATCAGTTTGCACTGTTCGAAGCCTGGTATCGCTGGCAAGCCAAAGAGGGCGGCGCCTGGTTTCAGGTGTCGCTTCTAGGTGGACTGGGATTGATGCAGCAAGAGGCACGTTTTACCCGCCCCTTTCAGGCACAACTGATCAAAGGCACGCTCTGGGATATTCGCTCAGAGCTTGAGATTCGTGAACGGCCAACACTGGATGAGGGCGCACTGGCGCTGCTGCTGGAATATGACGCCCAAATCATCGCATCCATGGCGAGCCGTCTACACACCCTAGTGCATAGCACCTTACCCAATACCCAAAATGCCAAGCTTTAATCCAAGGACTATTTTATGAGCCTGCAAACCGAACTGGAATCATCAGTCGCGCTTACAGCCAGTGATGCGCAATTACTGCATCGAGTGATACATGGTGGCACTGCTGAAACCGTAACAACCGAAGGTGGCAACCTCGACAGCGTCGCCAAGCTATTGAACGACGCCAATACCCGCATCAATACCGAAGCCGATGGCATTCTGGAGCAATCAATCGAGGCAGCAGCACTCTCAGAGCAGTTCGCCAATCAAGCCAATAGCGAAGCCGATCGTGCGGAACAAGCCGCGCTTGATGGCGTTACTGAAACCCAGATCATACTTGAGCAAGTTCAAACCAGCGGGGCGCAGACCTTGCAGCAGGCAGATACCACCCTGCAAACCATACTGGCTAAGTTACTGGCAGTTGGTTTGCCCGACTCACTCATCGGTGCCGCAGGTCAGCTTCTAAAAGTTAAAACCGATGAGACGGGCTACACACTGGTGAACTCGGCCGCCTCTCCACGCTTTTTTGGCTTGGCACACTCAACAGATGGCACCGAACTCTTACTCACCGAAGGGCGAGAAGATTATGACACCCGCCTGTTCCCAACCTGGATGATCTCTGAGGGCATCAACTTCTCCATTCAACGTAACGAGCTGGTGATGCAGCTATGAGCCTGGATATCTCAACGCTTGGCTATCGTTGGCGCGGGTTATACAGCGCACACCTGAACTACCAAAAGGGTGATGTAGTTCGCAAAGGCGACCATGCCGAGGTGTTTACTGGCACCGCTTTCGTTCCCTTCGCTTTGGGTCAACAACAGCTTACGCAACGTGGGCAGCTCCTGGCAGGAGAATCGATCCTTCCGGGTGCACCGGATATGCAGCTACACATGAGTGCATCTGGCGAGTTAGAGTACCGTTTCACTCAAGACCGTAACGCCACACGTGCCGTTGCCCTGATGAATCTGGATAACCGCGGCGATACCGGTGGTGGTAAAACCCAGTATCACGGCATGGCGATCATGACCGATGGCTCAGTACGAGCCTGGGGTGATGAACGTCAAGGCCACTTAGGCGACGGAGTGAATAGTGATCGTGCCCGAACCAAGCCGGTTCCTGTGGGCTTTCCCCCCGACACACCTCCGATTGTCACGCTCTATAAAGGCTACAAAAGCACCTATGCGATTGATGCCGATGGCATGCTTTGGAGCTGGGGGCAAAATAACCATGGGCAGTTGGGTTTGGGTCATACCACAGATACCACCATCCCCAACAAAGTAAACGGACGCGGTGATCTGCCAGCTGATCGCAAAATTGTAAAAGTGGCGGTCGGTGACTGCGGCTATTTCGGCTATAAAGCGGCCATCCTGATAGATGAGTTAGGTGTATGTTACTGGGTGGGCCATCAACGCTACTACGCTGCGGGTGTGGGTGATAACAACCAACAAAACGCACCAAAAGTCATGACTCGCTCACTGGAAACACCCATGGTTGATGCCTGGGTGCTCGGCCACTATCACATGGGGTCGTTCCTGTTGGATGCCGACGGCGTGCTCTACATGGCCGGCGAGCAGAACACCATCAGTCGTCTACAGAACAACGACAACCCCAACGTAATGCACGAACCCTGGCCACCCTCATTCTCCAACCCAGTTAAAGCGGTGCGTGGTGAAGAGTCAGATTGGCATGGAGCCGATGGCAGCCAGTACTACCGCAACTACATGATCATCCATCAAAACGGATCGATCAGCACCTGGGGGCACAACAACTACAGTTCCCATGTGCCCGGTGCCGAATCTTGGGTTGCTACCTTAGACCCTCGCATCAGCAATGTAGTCGATGGCTACTGCTCGGCCGGGTACTACGATCAGATTGTGGTGCTACGAACAGACGGCTCTGTGTGGGGCATTGGCTACAACGGTTACAACAGTCTGGTGGCTCCCGGTGACCGCAACAGCTGGTACAACCTGGCCAGCGGTTCATCGCTGATCAGCAACATCACCAAGATCCAGGGCGGTGGTTGGGTGCACGCCAAGATGGGTGCAGGTCTGCGAGCTGATGGCACCGTCGTTAAGTGGGGCCGCAACCAGTCAGGCGCTGCCGGTCATGGCTTTGCTGATAATAACTACCCCTCCAACGTCGCACTGCTGAACAAACGCATTGTTGATTTTCAGCTCTACGGCAACTGGGGGCATGACTACGATAATTCCAGCCTGCTGCTACTGGCTGAGGATGGCAGTGTCTACAGCTGTGGTCACAACGGCTATGCAGCACTCGGTAATGACGACGATCACGAGGTGATGTTTACCCCGTCACCGGTTCTTTTCTAATTCTTTATAGAGGCTTCTTATGGCAACCGTTTCTCTGGGCAAAATTGCTTTTGCCTGGCGGGCTCTGTTTGACCCAAATTTCAGCTACGCCGCGCAAGATGTAGTGCACTTCAACGGCTCGGCCTATGTGTGCACGCTCGATGATACGCAAGGCACTTTACCTACTGACAACTCAGCATGGGCCCTGTTTGCACAAGGCGCTCGCGATATTGCATCGGGGGCGGGTGAGCTGGTCTATCACGATGGTGACTCGCTATTAGCCTTAGTTCCGGGCGAGCCGGGGCAGGTGCTCAGCATCAGTCCACAAGGGCTACCTGTCTGGAATACACCCACAGTCCGCTCCGGCACCAAAGCACTGGCTATTCAAGATGGGCAGCAACCCTTTATGTACCGGCGCGGCGCGGCAGTGATGACCGATGGTTCGGTACGCTGGTGGGGCCGGGGTGAAAACTGGATGCACGGCACCGGCAATCAAACCGCGGACCGATCCTACCCGGTGAGTGTAGCGTTTCCGCCGGGTACACCCGCAATAAAATACATCTGCGGTGCGTATGACTACGCCTCAGTGGCAATCGATGTTGATGGCCAGTTTTGGGTATGGGGCCAGAACGATTATGGCGATGTGGGGCGTGGCGATACGGCAGATCAGCGCGTGCCTTATAACGCCTCAAGCAACAGCAGCAACTCGATTTACGGCAAAACTGTGATTGCTTATGCGCCGATGGCCTCACCGCAAAACTACATTTCACACATGGTGCTCTGCTCAGATGGCACGGTGCATACCAGCGGCTACAACGGCTACGGCCAGTTGGGTCAGGGTGATACCACCAACCGTTACAACTTTGTTCAGGTACCCATGCTTTCGAATATCGTGCAGATAGCGCGTGGCGGCGAACGCTACACCTCCTGCTATGCCGTAAAGGCTGATGGCACGCTCTACAGTTGGGGCTACAACGCCGAAGGCCAGTTGGGTTCAGGCGATACCACACAACGTAACATCCCAATGACATTGCCCTACTTTGCCAATAACAGCATTTCGATAAAAAGAGTCGGCGGATCCCGCCAGTATGCTTGGGCGATCGATACGAACAACAGACTCTATACCTGGGGCTATAACGGCTACGGCAACCTGGGCCACAGTGGTACCAGTAACAACTACACCCCCACACAAGCCCTTACCAATGTTGCTGATTGCAACAGCCGATGTGAAAGCTATCACCGTACTTACGCGCTTCGCACCGATGGTACCGTCTGGGCAACCGGGGATAACTCATACGGCTGTTTAGGTGTAGCAGCCGATACGACTGATCGCTCTAGCTTCACCCAGTGCCGAATTAATGCGAGCACATCACTGACCAATATCACCAAAATCATTCAGGGCGGAACCGGCTCTTATAACTACGCCGTTGCGCTGGATGGTGATGGGTTTTGCTGGTCTGTCGGTTATAGCGGCAACGGCCAGCTTGGCAGAGGTACTTACGATGGCACGAACTACTACTTTGCC